CTTGCACTTTTCTTCGAGCGTCATGATCGCGCCGCCTCGATCCCCTCGCGGTAGGCCGCGATCATCATGCACGCCTCGCGCTTTGTCTTGGCTGTATAGCCCGCCACTAGGCGACGCACGCCGCCCGCCGCGCCGATCTCCTCAAATAGCCCCAGACTACCCGTAGAATCTACCGCCCGTAGCTGATACGATCCTACGCCGCCCGCGACGGGTACGTTTGCCGCCCTGCATAGCCCGATGAGCGCGCTCGCCACGTCGAGCTTGGTATACCTGTATCCCATAGTCCTTACCCCCTTGATTCTATTATTATTCTGATGAGTACCCTCACCACAATCTACGCACGTGCCGCCGTTGAGCGGCACCTCGCACCCGCAACGGCATGAGCAGGTACTCTCCTGCTGATCACCGACGGGAGCCTCGAAATAGTCTGCCATAATTACACCCCTTTATTCTGGCGGGATTCTCCCGCCGCTCTCACATAATCGCCCTCGTTGGCAAGATCGGCCTCGTGAACCTCGCCGCACTCGTCGCATAGCTTAGCGGGATTCTCCCCCCTTACCGCTAGTCTACCTGCGGCCATGCCGCCTCGGTAGGCGCTGATGGCGTCGAGAATCTCCCGCGCCGTAGCGTATCCCTGCGTAATGGATCGCACGCCGCCCGTGTCGCCCATTACCTGCACGAGTTGCCAGCCGCCATACGCCCCTATGACGTAGTAGCTGCCGATAATCCACGCTCGCCCGTCATGCGGGGCGCTTGCCGCAACGTCGTGCGATAGCCCCGCCGTAATGTTGAGCGCCATGAGCGCCTCGTCAATGTCGCGCCGTGTAGCTCGATACCTTGCCGCCATGATTACACCCCTTTCGATGTTGCGAGGCCATGCGGCGCATGGTTGCCCGCGTGTGTGATGAGTTTCGGATCGAGCTTGCCGCGCCCCATACGCCATAGCTCAATGCGATAGCGTGGGGGTAGCCCTACGCCCCCCTGCGATTCTATACGGGCGGCCTCATACGCGTCCCAAGCTTCTACGTACGTTGCATGTAGGGTGTCAATGTCGCCGTGCGGCGTGTACCGCTTCACATGGTAGGCCGCCCTCATGATGCCCGCCCCGTGCAGGATACGGCGAAAGCTTCCCCCGCCATGTTGATCCCGTGAGGCGGCGGGGTTTCCTCGATCCATACGCCGCGCGTACAATCCCCGCACGCCGCCTCATACGCCGATCCGATCCCCCAACCGCTATGGCGGGAGAATCGGGCGAGCGTATGGCCTCGCATGGTTGCCGCTTGCCGCGCCTCGCGGCGTAGCTTGCGCCCGATACGGCGCAGGGTATCCCCCGCGCTCATACTAGCCCCCCTGCACGTGCCGCCGCGCGGAATAGCCGCACGGCCTCGCGCCGCGTATAGCCCAAGAATAGGCGCGACACATACGCGCCGCCTACCATCGCGGCGATCCGATAGCCGCCGCCGTTTACGCCCGCCGTGCGGGTGATGGTGAGCTCGATCCTGCTCATGATTACCCCCTTCGATTCTGGCGGGATTCTCCCGCCCTACGCCATACCCTACGCCTAGCGGCGCGGGGTGTCAATAGGGGGGCGAGCTCATGCCCGCCCCCCGTAGCCGTGCCGCCCCCTAATAGGCGGGCGCCGTTGCGATTGTGAACGCGTAGCCGCCCTCGATAGCCCCCGCCGATACTAGGGCGGGCGCGTAAGCGTCGCCCTCATGCCTCATGCTATCGAGGAGCGCGAGCGCCGCCGCCGTGTGGCGGCCTAGATCGTCGAGCTCATACGGGAAACCGATTGACACGCGGGGGCGCTTACCCTCCCCTGCTAGGCGTGCGACAATCCGCGCCCCGCGTGTATTTGTCGCGCCGTAGTAGCGCGTGATGATCGCGCAATGCGTGCCGCCTAGCCGTGAAGCTTCGGCGGCTACCCGTGCCGCGTCGATTGTATAGCCCTTCATGATCGCGCCCCCTTCATGCTATCGGCTACGGGGCGGGATTCTCCCGCCCTCGCGCCGTAGGTGTCGACATAATCGGCGGGCAAGAAGCTTGCATAGGCTACGCCCTGCAAGAATCCCCGCCGCGATTCTAGCGGCAACGTAGCCGCCTCGCGCCGTATCGCCTCAATAGCGGCGGCCTCGATCCCATCGCGCCGCGCTACTAGTAGTCTATTAGCCGCCGCCCGCGCTTGCGTGCGGATAGCTTCGCCCGTGCTCATGATGCCCGCCCCGTGCAGGATACGGCTACCGCCTCGCCGCTTACGTCAATGCTATTAGGCGCGGGCGCCGTTTCGATTCTTACCGCCGCGCCGCACGCCGTGCACGCCGCATCAGAATAGCCGCCCCGCCCCGTTGATGGTAGCAGGGGCGAGAATCGCGCCATGCGATGCCCGCGCCATGCCGCCGCCGATCGAGCTTCGCGCCGTAAGCGCCGCGCCGTTGCCGCGTGTAGCGCGTTGCCGCGCTCCATCGCGCCGATCATCATGCGGCCTAGCCGCTCGATAGCGCGGAGCTCTTCGAGCGCCCTAGCGTCAAGCAGCTCTTCGATTGTACCCTTCATGATTCTACCCCTCTCATGCTATCGGCTAAGGGGGCGGCAACGTGCCGCCCCCCGCCCTTCGATTGTAGCCGCTAGAATCGGCTAGCCGTGCGGCGTTGCGCAAGCGCCTCGTCGATCGCCCGCCCCGCCCCGTATGATCCCCCGCCGCTATCGGCTAGGGCGCTACGGGCGCGGCTAGCGGCTACCGCTACCGCGTCGAGGAAACGCCCCCCGTCAAACGTCGCCCCGCTATCGTGCAGGGTATCGGCTACCGCTAGGGCTACCCGATAGGCCGCCCCCGCCGCGCGGATACCCTCGCCGCCCCCTTCGATACTCTCGACGGCTACCGCCCGCCCTAGCGTATCGGCAAGCTTCACGTAGTCCCGTTTGCTCATGCTCATGATCGTACCCCTTCCATACTATCGGGGCGGGATTCTCCCGCCCCCTTCGATTGTACCCCTAGCACGATAGCCCCGCCGCGCGGTTGCAGGGTAGTAGTAGCAGGGCGATAGCCCCGCCGATAATCCCCGCCCAAGCTAGGCGATGCATGAAGCGGGCGCGGCGCTCCCGCGCCCTATGCTCCGCGATCGTGCGGAGTGAGGCTACGCGGTAGCCCCTCATGATGCTCATGATCCTACCCCCTTCGATTCTGGCGGGATTCTCCCGCCTATGCATAGTCTAGGCGATAGCGGGCGGGAGTAGGGTTGCGTTTCGGTTGTTGTTTGGATAAGATTCCGCAATAATCCAGAATAGAACGGGCGTACTATTCCAATAGGGGTCTAGGGGCGACGTAGCGGGGCGATAGCGTCGAGGGTCATGCGATCATGGCGGCGAGGGTATCGCGGGGCGTAGCGGGGCGCGGGGGGCGGTGTACGGCGAGGCGGCCTATCGGCGGGGGTAGCTTGCGGGGGTAGCCCCTGCACGGGTACGGGTAGGCCTACGGGCTAGGGTATCGGGTACGGCTAGGGGGGTAGCCCTGCAACGGGTAGGGGGGTATCGCCTACCCTCCCCTCCCCTCCCCCCTCGACAAGGCCACCTGTCGCCCCCCGACAAGCTCACCTGTCGATGCTCGACAAGGCCGCTTGTCGTAGGTTGGCACGATTTGTGACACCCCCCTCCCCCCCTAGCCATTTAGAACGTGCGTTCTGTTTGGCCGAGGAATACCCCACCGCAATGAACACCCCTTCTGATAAGGCCAGCCCCCTTTTGACTAGGCTTTCACCCCAATCTGTTAACGCGGAGCTGGTAAGTTGTGCTCAACAGCCTCCCTCAGAAAGGTTAAGACATCTTAATGATGTTATTTTTGACATAAACCCCCCGTTTTTCTGGTTATATGGGGGAGACACAGAGGGGGCAACGAACTCTACCCTCCGTAAGAACGGTCTCTCACTCAATAGAGTTCGCTCTGGCCGCTAGGCCAGATTAAGAATGGGGCAACCCAAGGAGTTTTAAATGCCAAAGGGCAAGATTCTGATGGGGAAGAAGCCCCCAAAGCCAGGACCAAAGCCAGGAGACCCAATGTTCGACGGTCGTCCAGTGCCAGGCCTTGGAATTAAGCCAAAGCCAGGGAAGCCAAAGCCAGGTATCCCTAAGCCAAAGCCAGTACAGCCACGGGCGAACAAGAAGAATGAAACCGTAACTGTCTACAGCAAGCTTGCACCGATGTCAAAGAAGCCAGGGAAGGGCAAGCCAGTGATGCCACGCCGAGGGGGTAAGTAATCATGGCAAAGAAGAAGCCGATGAGCCGTACCTCTGGCGTCGCTCGTCGACTGACGAAGCGAGATGAGGGTATTGCAACAAAGCTGAAGTACGGCGCACCACTCACAGGTTCCGCCTCTGGCGTCAAGAGCATTAGCCTCAAGGACGTTGGTGAGGTCCTGACCCAGGGTATCGTTACCCTTGGGAAAAAGGGTCTCCAGATGGACCCTGCTGCCCTTGCATTTGCTTTGCCATTGGGCAAGGTAGCCAAGGCTGCCAATGCGCTTAAGAATGCTGGCAGGATTGAAGAGGCAACGGCTCTTTCTGCTCGGCTTGGAGCAAAGACTGCTGGAAAGTTCTTCGGTGCTAGCGAACGTGGAATTGCCACGGATCGAGCCATTGATGTTGGCGGTCGCGCACGAATGGCATCTGAGAAGGTATTCCCACGAGCAACTAAGTCTAATGTTTCTGAGGGAACTCTAAATATCGTTGATACTCGACGCATGAACCCAGCACAGGCAAAAGCAGCACTTGAGGGCGGAGTTTCTCAGACTGCCAAGATTGCCCGTCGTATCCCAGGCAAGGAAAAGCCAGTTCGTGGGGCAACCGCACGACTACTTAAGGGCCGAGGGCGCTAATAGTTACAACGCCACCGATTCAGAGGGGGTCGAATGTCCAAGGCAATCACACAGTACGTCAATCGCTGCAAGGACATCCTCGGATTGGGGCATTGGACCATCACGGTAGGAGCTGGCGCTCCGCCTGACGATTCCTGGGCTGACGTAGAAGTCAGCACGAACCTGTATAACGCCACCATCCGCTTCTCTCCAGATCTCTGGAAGCAGAAGAAGGACGAGATCAGACGGGTGGTAGCGCACGAACTGATCCACCTGCACCAGGCAGGGGTGGAGCGTCTCGTTGAGGCGTTGGAGGCGTCGCTGGGATCAGCGGCCCATAGCATCCTCAGCCATATGTGGGATGTTGAAACGGAGCGAGCGGCTGACTCGCTTTCCGTACCTTTGGCTCGGCTGCTGCCAATGCCAAGTTTAGGAGAAGACTAATGCCAGCAAAGCCACCAAAGCCACCACGAGAAGAAGTATGGGGCAAGGAAGACAGAGTAAACGCTTACGGTCGCCCGATCCCAAAACCCACTGTCAAAAAGCCAAAACCAAAACCTAAGCCAGAGCGTCGTCCAGTTGACGAGCGTGGAGTTGTACACAGAAGGGGATATAAGTAATGCCAGCTAAGCCAGGTCTCTACGCAAACATTAACGCCAAGAAGAAGCGGATCGCCGCTGGTTCGGGCGAGAAGATGCGCAAGGTCGGGAGCAAGGGCGCCCCTAGCGCCAAGGACTTCAAGGACTCTGCTAAGACAGCAAAGAAGCGCCCAGACATCAACAAGGTGGGCGTGGTCTACAATGGGAAGCAAGTCAAGACTTTCCGAGGTCGCTAAATGGCTGCCTCGTCGAAGCACTATCTTCCGAACGGAAAAGAGCACAAGGGCGCCGTCCACAAGATGAACGGACAGATCCACACAGGTGCAAAGCACACCGCCTCAAGCAAGGTCGTCAAGCACACCAAGCCAAAGGCAAAGTAGTCCTTGTCCCGCTTTACCTCAACCAAGGTCATCAACAGCCGCTGGCGAAACAATGATTTCGTCGGCGTAGCTGGATCTACCCACACCTTCCCAGACCAGTTCCATGAGGAGTTCCTGGTGGACTGGGCGTTGCAGATCTCTGACGGTTCGATTGTCATTACGGAAACCCCGACGACGGGGGTCATCCAGATGGCCGCCCTGACGGTTGGGGACATCACCCTCACTGGTACGGCGACTGGAAACTTTGGTGGAGGATCAGGGACGTATGTAAGTAAAACTGGCGATACCATGAGTGGCCAGTTGTATGTCTCATCAGCAACCACCACAAGCACCGTTGGCTTTGGCGAGATCATCGTTGCCAAGGGAACGTCCTATGGCTCCATTACGGTCAATGCCACCGACGACCACCTTCACCTTCGATCCAAAAACCCAATTGAGGTCCTGGTGCAATCTGGTCCAACGAAGCAAGGCCTTCGGGCAAAATCTATTGGAGTAAACTCCAGCACCACATCTCCAACGCTTGTAGACGACGGCATCACGTTTGGTGAAGACGCTAACCTCTACCGAGTATCGGCAAACGCACTAAAGACCGACGACGCACTAGAGGTAGTTGGATCACTGACGAATGGCGGTACATCCGTCAGCCTTTCCACCCACACCCATGCCTACCAGCCAGCAGGTACTTACATTGACACGGCAGGGTGGGAGGCATTCAACTTTGGTACGGCTGGAGTTATTGCTACTGTTCCAAGATTCTTGCTTTCGACTAGCACTGCTCCTGCAAGCGGAACAATCGCTCACAGCAGAATCATTCCGCACAGAGATTTCACCGTGACAAACATTGCTTTCGCGTCTACCAACGCGACCGCATCGGTGCCAACACTTATTCGCTTCGGCATCTATACGCGCAGCGGCACGACCTTCACACTCGTCGCGCGCACGGCATCAGACACGACAATCTTCAACGCAACCAACACCAAGTTCACTCGTGCGCTCAACACGACAGGTGGCTACCCTGCAACATACACAATGATCGCTGGCACCGAATACTTTCTTTCGGTGATTCAGGTAGCGTCCACGCCTGCAAACCTTCTGACGGCAACTGCCAGACAAGCCAGCGCGGCGAATGCCGCAACTGGCGTCGCGTACTACACCGACACGAGCGAAGCAGATCTTGTGACACCATCAACAGGATCAATCAACACGACCGTTGGCGGTTTCTTTGCGGAGGTATCCTAATGCCAGTCATCACTGAGCCAGCCTACCTAGACGAGCAGACTGGTATGCTCACCGAGATCGTCCGAGACGCAGAGACTGGCAAGATTATTGGAAAGAATGAGCGGATGCCCGAGGATGTCCCAGAGTGACCGACCTGGCTCCAGTGCTTACTGGCTGCCACGTCTGCCGCAGCCCTCTGGTTGAGGCGATCAACAAGAAGATGCGCGACGGAATATCCGATGTGCAGCTATCCAAGTGGCTTGCAGACGCTGGACACTACATCTCCCGCATTACCCTTGGCAAGCATAAGCGCGACCACCTCACCGAAGACCACGAACACAAGCGCATCTCTGCCATCAACCACCTTCGCAAGCAGAAGAAGACCATCAAGGCAACAGGCGACCTAGCAATGCTGGTACGGGACTACGTACACAGTGCAGTGCAGGACGGGGATCTGACCCCAACGTTGGCAGAAGGCCTTCGCGCACAGGAAATGATTGACCGACGCCAAGAGAAGGGCGCTGATCGAGAGGTTGCACTGCAACTAGCAGGCATCTTGGGCGGCGGTGCTACCTACCAGATCATTGAGGCAACAGAAATCAAACCATTAGGGGTCGGAGAATCGGAGTCATGATTGCGTTCCGCAGCCTTATTGGTACTTCTAGTCGCAGTAAGCCTTGTTCTTCCAAAAATTGCACGTGCAGACCAGCAGGAAATCTGGTGCGGGGGAACGAATCCGTACACGGGGGAGTGGAAACTATGGGGTCCATTCTGGTGGGCAAACGAGCCAGATCCGTGGACGCAGATTTGCCTGCCAAATCGTCCGTGGGATCCGATTCCGTGGGAACCGAACCCGACGCCGAGCGCGAGTGTGGAGCCTAGCCTTGAGCCGACACCAGAGCCTACACCCAGCCCGACGCCTGAGCCGACGCCAGAGCCAACACCAGAGCCGACTCCGACTCCGACTGAAGAGCCGACTCCAGAGCCAACGCCTATTCCGACTGAAACTCCGAAGCCTACGCCAAGCCCTAAGCCGAGCGTAGCTCCAACACCAACGGCACCTCCGCCAACGCCGACGGAGCCACCGCCATCACCGACAGAACCGCCGCCAACTCCAACGGAACCGCCGCCGACACCAACAGAGCCACCACCATCGCCCGTGGCTCCGCCACCTGACCCAGTAGCGGCAGTTGGAGAAGCAGTCGCGGCAATCTCGGAAAGCATTGGCGAAGCGGTCGAAGCAGTAACCAACCTAGGAAAAGATCTCTCGGTCGAGGAGAAGAAGCAGGCTCAACCAGTTGCGGTGGCAATCATCGTAAGCCAGGTAGCCCAAGCAGCAGCGGCTGCTGTCGCAGCCTCCAACACAGGGAGAAAGAAATGATTCCAAGAATTATTAACGATCTCGTCGGTGGATCATGGACGATCCTCGGTCTGCTCTTCGCGGTAGTCGTACTGCCAGACGGGGCAACGAAAGACACCATGTCGGCAATCTTCACAGGTCTAACGCTAGTGTGGTTCCTTACTGGGCCACTACGATGGAGGGACGAATAATGAAATATCGCGTCAAGAGTCAGTTGGACCACGAAGAGAAGGGTGGCATCCTTGACGACTGCGGCCCATCCTCAGTTGCCGCAATGGTCTCCTGGGTGAACAAGTATGCACCTGGTGGAGACTTCTCTGCCGCCGACGGCATCGCTGCGAAGACGAAGGCGACTGGCAAGGTAGATAAGCAGGGTGTCAGCGACAACGGCTCCACGCTCGGTGACCTCATCCTCACGGCAAAGCAGCTCGGAGCCAACGCTCGCTGGGCAAAGGACTGGAACGATGTCATCGCCAGCGCAAAGAACGGTGCCGCCATCGGCGTGTGGGTCGAGCAGCCCTTTGGATACCCAAAGGATCTGGAAGTGTCGGAGTGGCACGAGAAGTGGAAGCGTTGGTGGTGGGTTAAGCAGAAGCAGCCTACCCGAACCTATGGCCACATGACTTCAGCGGTCTATGACGCAGAAGATGGCTGGCAGTGGATTTGCCCAACCCGCAGCGGTAAGGGCAAGGAGCAGTTCGGCGTCAAGATTGACGAGAAGATCCTGCTCACGCTTTGCGACTCCAAGCGACTGTCAAAGAAGCACGTCGCCCCAGCCTTTAAGCACACGATCATCGTAGAGGCAAAGAAGGCTGTGCCAGCGCCAGCCCCAGTGAAGCCAGCAGTCTGCCCAGCGTGCGGTGGAACTGGCATCAAGAAGTGAGGTAGAATATGATTACAAAGATTAAGTGGATCATGGACAACACGGGGATCGACGAGATGATCCTTGAGGCTGGTCGCGCATTCCTTGCCACCAGCATCGCCGTAGCCCTTGGCTTGGGCATTCCGCTTCTAGACATCAGCGGCGGAGACTTCCGTACTGTTCTCTCTGCTGGACTTGCCGCCTGCTTGCAGGTGATCGTCCGCGCCCTGAACCCAGAGGATGCTAAGTTCGGCGTTGGCAAGGCAAAGGTTGCACGAGAAGAGGCAGCCAGCACCGCGCACATTCAGGGAACCGCCATTGACACCGATGGCGACGGCATTGCAGATGAGCTTGCTGGCACCCTTGCCAACGAGCAGTTTGAGGACGAAGACTCCAAGTAATGTCCAACAAATGGGTCTATGTCGGTGGGACATTTGACCTCTTCCACGCTGGGCACATCAACTTCCTTAGTCGATGTGCTGAGTACGGCAAGGTTGTCGTTGCGTTAAATACGGATGAGTTTGCTGCTCGGTATAAGCGGCGACCAATCCTCTCTCTCGCGGAACGATACGATGCGTTGGATGCGTGTCGATTCGTGGACAAGGTTGTCGTCAACATCGGCAACGAAGAGAGTTGGGTCACCATTGACGCAATGCCGCGTGATTGCAAGATCAATTTTATTGCCCATGGTGACGATTGGACTGGCGATAGCCTTCTTAACCAACTCAACATTAGCCAGCACTGGCTAGACATCAAAGACATCTCAATGCTGTACATTCCATATACCGCTGGTATTTCTACTAGCGACATTATAGGGAGAATCAATGGCGAGCATCACCGTCGTGGTAACTGCTCATGCGGACTCGGAGAACCTTGTTCGTATCCTGGAGCTACTGGGGAAGCAAACCCAGAAGCCCGATGAGATCATTGCCCTCTGCTCTGAGATCGATCTTGATGGCGTTTGGCAACGCTTTCCGTGGGTCAGGTTCTACGAAGAACCCAACCTCAACGACTGGGGTCACGACAAGAGGGCCAAGGGGCTTGACCTGGCGACATCTGAATACACCACGTGGTTCAACCAGGACGACTCCTACGACCAGACCTTCATCCAAGAAATGATGGAAGTCGCATCTGGCGGTGCGGATGTGATATACTGCGGTTGGAGTAAGAATCACACTCCATCCTTTGCCCTTGGTCAATCCACCTCTGGCAACTACATTGCCAAGACAACCTATGCTCGTCAGGCTGGCTACCAAGACCGCCACTACGAAGCAGATGGAACCTTCATCAATCGACTAGCCAACCTTGGCGGTAAGATTGAGTTTATTCCCAAAGTCCTATATTTCCATAATGAGGTGAAGTAATGCCAAAGAGTGCCGCATGGCAACGCAAAGAAGGAAAGAGCGCAGCTGGTGGCTTGAACGCCAAAGGCCGCGCCTCCTACAAGGCGCAAACTGGCGGCACACTTAAGGCTCCAGTCAAGAGCGGAGATAATCCGCGACGAGCCTCTTTCCTCGCCCGTATGGGCGGTATGCCTGGTCCTGAGCGCGACGAGAAAGGTCGACCGACGCGCTTGCTCCTGAGCCTCAAGGCTTGGGGCGCCAGCAGCAAGACGGATGCCCGTGCAAAGGCAGCCGCGATCAGCAAGCGCAACAAGGCTTGAAGCAACTAGCCAATGAAGTTGCGGTCGATCTGGCTCGTGGTCGCTCTGACATCGAGTTCTTTGCTCGCAGGTGGCTTGGCATTGAAGGGAATCCAGGGCAGGTTGCATGGTGGAAGTCCTGCTCCGAGCGTGACGAATCTGGGTACCGACCGAAATACATCACAACCGTCGTATCCGCTGGCAACCGTGCGGGTAAAACGATGGCAATGGCGGTGGTCTGTTTCCACCACGCCTTGTACAAACTGGGACTTCCAAACCCGAAATATGGTGATTCCAAGTCCCATCTTGAGTGGCTGGATTCCCCCTACGAATGGTTCCACATTGGTATCCAGCAGGAGACCGCAGAGCTAGTCTTCCGCGAGATTGAGACCATCCTCACTGGCCAGCACCCCGCCCAAAAAGGTCGTGGTTGCCCAATGGTCACAGAACTTGGTAAGATCGTAGAGACCACCAAGAAGTATCGCGGTGAGTATCCGTGGATCAAGTTCAACCCCATCGTTGGTGGGGCAAGCATCCACTTCCGCACCACGCAGGATCGAGCGAAGGCTCTCCTTGGTAAGGATATGAACGGAATCTCGTTTGACGAAGCGGCGTTTGAGCCGCACTTGCTGATGATCTACCAAGAGGTGCTGAACCTACGACGACTCTCCACTGGCGGACCGCTCCACTTCATTGGAACGCCAACTGAAGGATTCAACGAATACGCGGATCTCTGGGAAAAGGGTAACCCCGACAACCCAGCCCGCGACGATAAGTTCATTTCATTCCGATTGTCTACGCGGGATAACATCGGATACGGATTGACCCAAGAGAACTTTGATGATGTTGTTCGCCAGCAGGCTGAGTACCTCATCCCCCAGAACATTGACGGATTCTTCATTGAGGCACGAGACGCATTCTTCTGGTCTCAATCCATTCAGGCAATATTCAAATCAGGAGTCGAAGAGTTAGGCCCGACACGTCACCATAAGTATGTCCAGGGTGTAGACCCAGGGATTTCACATGACGCAACGTGGGCGATCACACTCGACATCACTGACAGAAAACTCCTTCGCGGCACGCGGATTAGAAAGCGTGGCGGCAAGCAGAGCATCTCTGCCGTCGTGAACATGGTCCGCGAAGGACATCTCCTCTACCAACAGGACGGTGCGTACTGCACCACCATCGTCGATTCCACAGGACTTGGTGGACGACTATTTCAACAGGAGTTCAGCATCATCCGTCCGCTCCGAGGGTTTGACTTCGGTGGCACTAAGGCGAAGAAGGTGGAACTCCTTAACGACTTGAAGGCGGTCCTAGACAAAGGACAAATCGAACTGCCAACTGGCGGTGCGTGGGATGAGATGCGTAGGCAACTCCTCACCTACAAATTGGATGATAAGAAGCTGGAGCAAGATGCAGTGATGGCACTGGCCATTGCTGTGCGACACGCTTTGCGAAACCCAGAGAAGCCCGTGAACGATCCAGTGTTCACATATTTTGGAGTGAGTGACTGATGGCCGACAAGGTACGAAAGATCCCCGCAGCGTTCCAGGGAAAGCGGGCGATTCCAGCGCAGTACACGACTGACCCTGATATCGCTACGCCTGAGCAGATTGCCTCTATTGGCACTGCCAATGCTAAGGCAAAAAACATTGCCAAGGGCAATAACGCCATTTCTCCAGCATCTACTGCTTCTCCAATTAGGACAAACCTTACTGGTGGTCAAGCAAACCTTCCACAGGCTAAGGGAACGCCAATTAGCACAACTCCTGCTGGCCTTACTGCGACAAGCAAGGCAAGCGTTGACGCTGGTGCTGCATTCGCTGCTGGACTCAAGGGTGCTGCTGGTAGCGAGAACGAAGGACTCTTTAGCAAGCCAAACCAGAATCCTCTTCCAACAGATGCTGCGCCAAAGAAGAGCCGAGTTGTTGATGCGCTTAACCGACTTCGAGCAGCATCAGAATACTTCAATGGCAGCAATGTAAGCGGCGGCGCAGGGAAGCCAGCGCGACAGACGCCAAATAGGACAGCCACCCGTGGATCCATTTCCACCTCGCCGTCTAAGGTCAATGTCTCTGGCGGTCCTGGAGCACCTGCTACCCAAGCCCCAAATAGCCCACTAACGCGAGCGCGCATCAAGGAATTGCTTAATACGCCAAGGGCGGAAAGCACTGGTGGGCAAATTGCTACGGCGCCAGAGGCAATCAACGCAACAAGCAAGGCTCCAGTAGTTCGCACGATCAAGCCGAACTTTGAGAAGCTCGCTCTTGGCGAGCAGGCATCCCTGAAGATGTCGGAGACCTCACTTAGCGGTCAGGGGATTGATCCAACTCAGGATGAGTCGCACCTTCTCCTTCAGGAGATTCTTGCTCGCAAGCAGTTGGTTGAGCCAGAGCAGAACCGACTCCGCTCGCTTTTCCGCCGCATGGACAACCTCTACCACCCAGAGACCATCACCCTTGGTGGTGCTGACCACTGGGCAGATGACCCAAGCGCACGGCTTGCTGGTCGAGCGCACGTCTCGGTCAACATCCACCACGCCTATGTGCAGATCCCAGCCTCTATCCAGGCTGTGCGACCAGTCATCAACTACGTTCCGACTGGGCCAAATCCAGAGGACCGAGAAGCATCACAACTGCGCGAGCGACTCTACTTCCGTTGGTGGGATGCCAACGAGATGGACCTGCTCCACGAGCACGCTGCGCTTCTCAAGGAACTCTACGGACACACCGCAGCCAAGGTCTACTGGGATCCAGTGTCCGAGTTGCCAAAGGTTGCCATCATTGAGCGACCAGAGAACCTCTACCTTGGGTTCGGAGACAGCGACTTTCACCGCCTAGACTGGGCGCTCTACTGCTACGGTATGTCTCCGCAGTCAGTCCAAGAGGACTACGGCGTAGATGTCATCCCTGTCAAGCAGGGCGACAAGTATTTCCCATACACGACTCGTGGCACACACGACGATCCAATCGGCAATGTGTGGTCCAACACCTTTGAGCGCAATCCGCTCCGCCGCGAGACTGCCTACGAGCAGATGCAGGTAGAGGTCTACGACTACTGGTACAAGGTACCAACCAAGCCAGGTAGTGCTCCACTTGTGTACAACGCCATCTTTGTTGGCAACTCGCTGGTAAAGAACGACGCGCACCCTGAGTATCAGGGGCAGATCCCGTATGTCCACCTACCAAACGGCAAGATCCCTGGTAGCCCATACGGTAAGCCAGCACTCTACGATGCCGAGCAGTTGCTCCGCGAGAAGGACGAACGAGTCACTGCCATGGCGCAGATGATTCAGTCTATCGTCGGTGGGCAGATGTGGCAGCTTGTTGGGCCAGAGGCTCCTGATGAGGTACCGCCAAACGCGCTACCAAAGCCAGGTCGCGTCGCAACCCCTGGACCTGGCAACGAACTCCGTGCCATCCAGCCGTTCATTCCATCGTTCCAGATTGAGCAGTACATTGCCCGTATCGACCGAGAACTTGCTGTGGCAACTGGCCTGAACGACCTGCTCCTTGGTCTCGCGCCCGCGCAGGTGCTTGGTTCGTCACGAGCCATCGCCGCGCTCATCGCTAACTACGAAGCACGCCTTGCTCCAAAGCGCAAGGTGTTCTACCAGTGGATGCGACAGGTCTGGGAGATGTGCGCCCGCATTTGGGAAATCAAGAACCCAGCAGTGGCACAGATTATTGACGGCCAATACCGCATTGATGTCGTTGCGCCAGAACTGACGCCACGAGACACGCTGGAACTTGCCAGCACCGCAATCAACCTAGTCCAGAACCGACTGTGGAGCGCCGAGCGTGCCATGGACCGCGTGGGCGTGGAAGATCCAATTGGCGAGAAGGACCTCATCCGTGATGAGCAGACTGACGCAACGCTGAACCCTGCATCCGTCGCAACGATGGCGCAGGTCATGCAGCAGATGCAGCAGATGCAAATGCAGGGACAGGCCCAAGTCCAGGAGCAGGCAATGCTTACCCAGGAGCAGACTGCTAATGCCCAGCGCACGATGCAGCAAGGCGTTCCTGGGAGTCAGTCCCTAAACCAGCCAGAGAATCAGGCGCAGTTGCCGCCAGAGGCTCTGCCAGAAAACGCCGCAGCGCCAGGGGAAGAGAACCTTATCCCAGCGCCGACTGGCACCAATGAGGTACCTGCATAATGGCACGACGAGGACGCTTTACCAGCCCGAATTCGGGCGGACAGAACCTTACCGCGCTGATTACCGCGCTTCTGCGTGAGCGAAACGACGCAGAGGAGCAGGCGTTGCTCAATGCCTATCGAACTGGAACTCCGTACAATGGCTCTGTTCCAACGGCTGATGACATCCAAGCGTTCTATGACAACTGGGCGTCAAGTTCTGGCTACGCAACGGGAAGCCTGGAGTATCAGGCAATCGTGCAGAAGAAGTCTGAGCTGAATAACTATGACATCAAGAAGCAGTATAACTCCCTGCTAAGTACCTTCAATGCCAACAATGGCGCAAACTACGACGAGCTTCTGGACTTCCTAGGCAACCGAGCAGTTGATTCCACCGACCCGCAGGATTTGGAATCCTACGCAAGTGCCGTCAGCGACATCAATAAGTCTTATATCGCCTATCAGGGCGAGGCACTGGGTCGTGGTGAGATTACTGCTGCCGAGTACCGAAACCTTACCAATGACATTGTTAGCCAGATGGACCCATCAGACCCAAAGCGTTACGAGACGCTTGTCAATTCCTACACCTACGAGTGGAACGCAGAAAAGGCTAAGTGGGACAATCGCCTAACCGCTGGAACCGTCACTGCTGGCCAGTATTCCAATTGGGCAAAGGGGTTCCAGACTGCACTTCTCGCTGCTGGCGTCAAGAAGGATAGCGTTCTCTACACGACAGCAGTTGCTGCCCAGGCTATTGCGCAGAATCGTGGCGGCGGCGGGTCTGGCTCGGTTGTTAAGACCAGGATTGACGGTACACTTAAGGAGATTGATGACATTGTTGATGTTGCTCTATCCCTGAACCCAGGGGGAAAGCCTCGATCAGTTTCAGAGATTTTTGCCAGCGGTAAGGATAGCCTTAAGGCTCTCACTGATGACCCTGCGTTGATTCTAAATCTTGGAGAAGCCTTGGACCGAAACCCAGCAGGGTTCCCAGCTCTTGCAGCACTTGGCATTACGGATAGCGCAAGTCTAAACATTTACTTCCAAGGTAAACTTGAGAGCGGTCGCGCAGATGCTAACCTTCTTGTATCTAGCGGTGGTCCAGACTATACCGACTCATGGTACAACACAAGCAATGCCGTCGGCGCACTGTCTGAGATTTCTAAGTTTGACTTCCAGAGCACCAAGTGGCTTAAGGATATTGGAGAAGCCCAAGGGAATGTTGCAAAGATCGAAAGCCTTAATCGAGAATGGGAAACGTACCTCTCTGGCGGTAAGTCTAAATACGGTTCGCTTGACGCACTAAATCTTCCACCACAATTCCTTACCTTGGCGCAAAACGAATTTGACGCCATGACTGGCCAGTCAGATGGATCATTGCCAACATTGAGCGGCACGGTTAACTCAAACATTCCGCTTGACTTTACGACAATCAAAACAAACAAGGAAAACCTTGTGGCAATGAGGTCTGGGGAAGGATACCAGCAATGGAGCGAAAAGAACCAAGAGTTCGAGTTTGCTTCAGGAAGACCTGCTGGTCGAACAGAGACTGGTAGTTACCAGTTTGTTGAGTTTGCAAAAGTTAATGGGGAGATTATTTCTTACGTAACATCAATTCAGGGTACAAAGGTATCGGATAAAGATGGCATCCAAATTGGCTGGGTCTACGACCCAAAAAATGGCTCCGCTCCGATTATCTCTAATCTTAAAGGGCAACTTATTGATACTCCAGAAGCTGGGCTAAATGGAGATGTAAGGACTGGATTTGTTCTTCCAGATGGTGCATCATTTAATCAAAGTGACGGCACAATTCCGCTTTATAACACAATTGGCCTAGCCACTAAAACACCAGTATCTTTTGGTGAAAACAATAGAAACGAACTTGCTCTTATTCGTTCTGGAATTTCCCAAGAGGAATACTCCATCTCCCCAGACGATCTCAGGGAAGCATCTGGATTGGTTGCTAACGTTCTCCCAGCCCTTGGCGGAAACATTATGGCTGGCGGAAACATTGCAAATGATATCCTTAGTGATGCAAATAAAATTCAGATTACGCAAATTAGCGGCGCACAATCTGGAACAACGCCAAAAGGTCGTGCAGAGATTGCTCGACTTTCTGGAAATACAGACTTAGAAAAAGCATGGCTGTTTATTGATGCGAACAAGGATAAGCTTGAGGTCGTCAATGGTGGATACCAATGGAAGGCTGGAACCGCAGAGGCAACCCAGCCACGATCCGATGCCCTTGGTCAAGCCGCTGCGTTTGGGGCAGCAGGATTTGCCGCTGGTGGATTTACTGGAATTGGCGCTATCCCATCAGCAATTGGTGCTGGCGTAGTTGGATTCGCACAAGGACTTGCCCAGGGAAAGCAAAGCCCGCTAGACACAATCAACGATATCAATAAGACAATCCTTAATCAAGACCCGTCTATGAAGACACAGCGTGAGAAGTTCTACTACTCTATGCCAAATCTTGCCCCAAATGCAGGTGCTCAAACACCAGCTATTGGTGATCGTTTCTTCAGAAAAATCAACGCACCAGCAATCCCAACGACACCTGGAGTAAGACCAGGAATTCCAGATCTTTCGGTTTCTATTCCAAAGCCAGCAATCCCAGCACCAGTGGTTCCAGTGATTAACCAGATGTCCCAGAAGTATGGGTCTGGCGCATTCCAAACGACTACGCCAATTGCTCAGAACCAATCGACAGAAAGACGCGGTGGTAAGTAATGGGCGGAGTTCTTGGGCCACGAAACGGTGCAACTAGCGGCGGGTCTTCACCTGCCCAGAATAGTCCGTTCTTTAAGCAGAACATCAAGAAAAGCATTACCTCAGCGGGTAAGATCTCGGTAAGCATTGCTGACCCATCAAATACCATCAAGAGTTCCATTGGTGACACAAGCAATGCCATTATTGGCCTTGGCAAAGGATTGGTTTCCATTGCCGAGAACTTCCCAATTATTGGCGGTGTTACCAAACCAGTCATTGGTGCAGTTGGTAGTATTGCCGATGCCACAATCGGAACTGGGGTTCGCGCCCTAGAGAGTGTCCGAGTAGACGTTGGTGGAAAGAAGAACCTTGCAGAGGTTGCTGGCATTCCCCTGGACATCGTTGGCGGAGCACTTGAAGGTGGCTTAACTGCTCTTGGAGCAGGCAGTCGATTTGTGGGAGAGCAGGTTGCTGGTGCAAGAATCCGAGAGACCCAAAGTGGCAACAGGGGATTTGTCACAACTATTTTTGGTGACGCTCCGCAGGCTGCTGTTAACTCCGTTAGGTCTGGCGGATCCATTGAGGATGCCGCTCGGCAACTCGTCAAGGATGGTAAGGGTTTTTCCGAAGACGGTGCTATGAACTTCATCTACGAGATGCTTCTTGACCCAGCAAACATCATCCTACCTGGCGTTGGAAAGTTCGCTTCCATCGGTAAAGAGGCCATGCTCCTAAATAAGATGGGTGAATCAAAGCTGCTTGGTCTTGCAGCAAAAGAGATTAAACTTGGTAATAAGGAACTTGCTGCTGGCTACCGTGCTCAGGCTGAGTTCCTGCAAAAGTGGGATTGGGCTGGGGGAATCTACAAGGCAACCCTTGGTCAGATTAACGGATCGGCACGTCGGATGAGTTCGACCATCGTCAAGGAAGTTGCCACTGGCGCCCTTCGCGCATATCGACCACGGGTCATTGACGGATTCCTCGACGACGTGACCGCTATCGGCGGTAGGGAGTTGGCAAATAGGGGTTTGACCAACCACGCTGCGACCTTTATGAATGCAGTGAAGTCTGGTGCGATTCGCGCAAAGACCGCCATTGTTGGCTCTGTTGCTCGTGACTTTTCCGATAACGCCATCAGCGACATCATTCGATTGGCCACAGAAGGAAAGACTAAGGCGCAGATTTTGGCCACTGCTGCTGGGCGAGAGGGCGATAGCCTTGGAAAAATTCTTATTGACCTTAATGTCCCCACAAAGGTTGTGGACGACTTGTTTGCAAGCATTTCAGAGAATCTTAAGAAAAAGGTTCGAGGCGACGAACTTCGTCGCAAATTGGTTGACCAAAGGGACCAGATGCAAACATTTGTTGCCAACGCCCAGGTTCGTAGGCAGAAAGACCTCATTACCAGAGTATCTCAGTATAAGGTGGACCTTGACGCTCGCCTTGCAACCGAGGATGGTATTCGCGTCGTGTCGGAAGCAAAACTTGATCGCGTTCCAGCAGCAAGCAATCCAGCAGTCGGCATCCAGGAGCTGACACAGGACCTAGCCGCTGGCTTTGGCATGAAGGAAGCAGAGGCGGCCAACCTTGCTAAGTCCCTGTTTGCCAAGCACCAGGGTGATGTTGCCGCGCTTACAGATATCCTTGCGTTTGCCAGAAGTGCCAACCTTGGACAGGCGATGCGCGAACTTGGTAGCCTGCGAAGCCTGCTTAAGGGTAAGATCCTTCGTGTAGGCAACAAGGATATTGACCTTTCCCGCATTACCATTACCTCAAGCCGTAGCATTACCCAAAGCGACACAAAGAAAATCCTTGCTCGTATTGATGAACTCAAAGCAGTTGTTCGTTCCAATGGTAGCGGGGCTGCTGCCGCCAAGAAGGAACTAGATGCAATTTCTGATAGCCTTGTTGCAAACTACGACGAGTTTGGCGTATTTGCTGGAACTGGCGGTACGCACACGAGAGATAGCGTCTTTGAATACCTTGAGAAAATCAAGAAGCGCACGGTTCGAGAGGTAAGCTCAGGAGAAAGAAGCGCCATTGTTACAGCAGCCGCAAAAGATCAAAGTTTTGCGCAGATTGCAGATGTTGAGAAGCGCCTTTTGGCTATGGGTTACCGTCTTGGTATTGCGCCAAAGGATGGTCTTGCTACTATTCGCTCCCTTGTAACTGACCATCACGGTCGAGAGAAAATGGCAGAAGTTCTCACTCCGTTCTCGGATATGATTGACAACGTAGATACCAACCTAAAGGGTACTGGAGAATTTGACCAGGCCATTGCCAATGAGACCTTACGACCAACCAAGCTAGGAAGAATCTGGAGTTCCCTCACTAGGGAGTACGGATCAGAGATTACCAAGAACAACATTGTTGAAAGATTTGTCACTGGAATGGTGTCAAAAACTGGTATCTCGGTAAACGCCTCACGAAGAATTATGTCCCGCGTCACATCCCTGGCTGCCGAGAAAGGTGTCCAGCCAAAAGCATTGTTTCTTGACAGGGCCGCAGTTGAGGAGATTTTCCGAGATGAGATGAAAGATGCGTATGGTCGGCTTGCGGAAAAAGGAACAAGTCCTATTAAGATGATTATTGATGCTGCTGCTGGGGATATGTCCGTAGCTGGTCTGACGTCTGGATTTACTGGCAGGGTAAAGGCAATTTTCCCAGAGATTACCATTATGACGGACATTATTCATCCAGAAGTTAGGTTTGGTCGACTCAATGCATTCTTTAACCTTGTCCTTGAGCGTTCGGAAACTAACATTATGAAACTTGTTCACAACATCCGCAAGGAAGTTGCCATTGAGGGACTTGCTGATATTCGCGGTTCATATTTGCGCAAGGCTCATCTTGACCCAAGGAATGTTAACCGAGAAATCAATGACGGGTTAATGAATAGGCGCGCACGTGCAGCAAGGGGTATGGTGGCTGCGGTCGAATCATCACCAACATTCAAAGAACGAGTTGCTAGTAGAATCCTTGCCCTCAAGACTGGCGGCGTTCGTTCCGCAACAGACGGTCTAGTTACGAGGGAAGGCGTAAGAAATGCATTCTCTATTGATAGCGTTAAGGCCGCAAAGGAAGTTGCTCGTGACGTAACATCCGACCAATTTGCAGTGCGTGAGGTTCTTGACTATATTGAGCAAGTAGCTCCAGGAAAACTTAATCTTCTTGCTGGGCATTACGGTGTCACTAGCGCAGACCAGGTTGTTGAGAGACTTATTTCTGACTTCCTACTTCAGGCAGACCCTATTCGGTTTGCAGAGGTGGTGAAGAAGGAAGGCAGGATGGCCCGAACCCTTGCTGAAGATGCGCTAATGAAAGTTGGCGTAAGCAGGGATGCTGCTCTCGATATTGCTGCGGCAACGATTGCAGCATATGAGACCGCACTGCTTCGCGGCAGCCGAGCAGCGGACAAGGCGCAGTATTTTTCAAGCCACAGAACATGGCTTGAGCGCAGCCTAAACCATCCATACCTTGGTATCTATCCATATTCTTATATGACGCAAAAGGCAATCCCAGGATTGCTCACGCTTATGTTCAAGACACCAGTTGGAAAAAACGTGTATGCGCCAGCACTTGGGTACTACACTTGGAGCAAGGTTGTTGAAGAGGTGAACAACTCTCTCAACAGCGACAGGGGATTGATTAGCGAAATTGTCAAGAACGATGCTCTCTTGTACCTCTTGACAACGCTGCTGCCAGTGACCCCAGACGGAATGGGCTTCTCCCTTCCAGCATGGCTTCGACGTGGAGTCATTCAGCCTGGTATGCGTGGAGATGAGCTTACCCCTGGCGCACTTGCCCCAACACTTACTGAGATTGTATCCCAGCTTGGTCGCGGCACCGTGCTTGGCCAGACACGAACTGTCCTTGAGGGGTTCCAGTCTATTCAGGATATTACGCAAGTTAACCAGAACATTACTGGGGTAATCGAACAGGCTGCCCCAATCATCCAACGTCTCACCCAGCAAGAGCTTGGGCGGGAGACCCGTAATCCGTAAATAAACCCCTGACGCTGTGTTGGGGTGGGTTGTAAAGAAGGAGAAAATGCTGTGGCTGAAGAAGTCGTGAGCAACGTTCCCGAACAGTCGGCTGAGGTAGTTGCCCCAGAGGTAGCTACTGTGCCCACTGATGTCGAGGGCGATGTCGCCACTTGGAAGAAGCGTCTAGCAGGCAAGGATCAGGCGCTCACCGCTGCTAAGAAGGAACTTGATGATATCAAGTCCAAGGCAGAGGAACTCTCTCGCTGGAAGGCGGAGCAGGAGCAGGCTCAGATGACGGAGTTCGAGAAGGCGCAAGCCAAGATTCGAGACCTAGAGTCAAAGGCCGCTGCTGCCGAGCAGTCCGCAAAGGAGGAGCGATTAGCGCGGGAATTCCCTCTCGCTTACCAGTTCAATAAGGATACCAGTGGTCTTGATGAATCATCCCGCGCTGCTGCGTTGGAGAAGTTTATCCGAAATGCCGCTGAAGTAGCCAAGGAACAGGTCGAGACGGCGCCCGCCATCGTTGATCCAAACAATGCGCGTCGGGCAACCGCTGCGCCAATTACTAAGCCAGATTCTAAGGGCATCTCTGAGAAGCTCAGGAATCTGGGTAACCCATTCGCTGATTAGGAAGGAGTAGCTTCATGGCTACCACAACTACCAGCACGTCGGGTTTCTCTGATCTCGTACAGGAACTTGTTTCTGCACGCGCTCTAGAGGAACTGCGCGCACGTGCTGTTCACGCGATGCCAGGGATGTATGTCCCTGCTCGCTTCATCAAGGGGACGAACACCCTTCGTTACGCTCGTTATGCTGACCTCGCGGTCAACACGACGCCGCTGACGGAAGGCGCCCCACCTGTTGACCAGGCTCTGACGATTTCATCCGAGTACTTCACTGCAACGCAGTACGGCTCGACGGTTGCAATCTCAGACCTTGCCAACATTGACTCGCCACATGATCTCGTCAGCATTGCTGCCGAGCGCGTGGCGTATCAGGCAGTTCGCTCGATGGACCAGCTGGTCCGCGACAACCTGCACTCGAACGCGGCAACCGCTGCCGTCTTTGGTGCAACTGCATCTGGTACACTGACCCAGAACGCCGCCAACAGCGCAGTTGCTGCTGCTGGTATTCTTAACGGAACCTTCGTCAAGCAGATCGTTGCTCGACTCAAGGGTTCCAACGTTCCTCAGTTCGCTGATGGCACGTATCGCGCAATCATCCATCCTTCACAGGAGTATGACTTGATCAGCGATACCGCCGTAAACGGCTGGATTGAGTCGCGCAAGTACGTGGACAACACCGACCTGCTCACGGGCGAGATTGGTATGTTCGCTGGCGTGCGTTTCATCGTGTCTTCGGACGCCAAGGTCTACACGACCGCTGGCGCTTCGGCTGGCAACGTGTACGCCGCTCTGTTCCTTGGCCCTGACGCCTACGCAATTGGCGACAGCCAGACCCTCCAGAGCTACTTCGTAGCCCCTGGTGGCGACCACACCGACC